AGTGTACTTTCTTTCTTTTCACCCTTACCACCAAGTTTTAATACTTTAGTAAATATCCAATCTATTGGGTCTAGAATAAACTCTATCATACCTGCCGGTAGGAATGCGCTCATTACTGCAGCGAATATGCCATCACCTTCACCGGCAGCAATTTTTTTAGCGGCTTCAGCTGCACTTAATTTCTTATCGTCTTTACTTTTCAGACCGAGTATGTTTATAAACACCCAGTCCATTGGATTTGCTAGAAAGGTGAAAATGCCTGCTGGTATGATAGCGTGTAATATTCGTGACCAGAGTCCTACGGTAGTACCTGTTTCTACTTTTGGTTCAGCTTCATCTGAACTCTTAAAACCGAAAATATCTTTTATCCATTCCCATATAGCAGAAGGTATGCCCTTTATCCATGCCCACAGACCTAGTTTTTCTGTGGCATCCATATCCCCTGCAGCTTTTTCTTCTTCTTTAGGACCAAACCCAAAGATACCTTTAATCCAATTCCAAGCTTTAAGAATTGTATTATCATATAACCACTTTCCTAAACTCTTTATACCCGACCAAAGAGCATCTAAGGCTTTTTTGGGATCAGTAAAGACCAGAGTAATAAAGTTTATTACTCCCGATATAGCATTCATTATAGGATCCCAATATTTTTTCGCTAGTGATTCACCACCTAAACCAAATAAATCGAGTATTGAAACTAACAAATTTCTTGCAGTATCTGCAATATACCCCCCCAAATCACTAAAGACACCTAGAATAGCAAATACTTTTTCCTTGAAAGACTTATCTCCCCAACCGGAGAATCTAAATATTATACTCATAACCAAATCTTTAAGTAAATTAAATTGTGTTAGTAACATTCCTATGAATATAGGTAATGCTGATTCAGTAACCCAAGTTTTGATTTTTTCTGCGATAGGCTTTATAATATCTACTAGATTTTTAAATCCTGGTATTAATACGTCTATTACCCATGTTTTGAGTTTTTCAAACATAGGACTATTTACAAAAAGTACCATAGCAGCTAGACCAGCCATCAAGCCGGCTTTTATAAGTACCGATTTAATGCTCTTACCAGCTGACTTTGCTCCTTCTCTTATTTTAGTCATACCTCCTTTAAATTTTTCACCTAAACTTTTAAACCCACCTACCAAGGATTTTCTAAAACGCCGTCCTTCATTTTCTCCTTCTTTATCAGCTGCCTTTGAACCTTTGGTCGCAGCTACTTGTTCCTGTACAGTATCAACTATACTAGAATTTGTTGATTGTAAACCAGATAAGGACTCTTTAATACCCGCTAAGGTATCTTTCATTGCCTGATTTACAGAAATTAAAGTATCAAATTGTTTATCAGTTACAGCAGCCATTTACTTACCCTTTTTGTGTCCACTGCCTACATACAGACCAAACCATGCAGCACCCGCACCTACTATAGTAGATATAAATGCGGCCTGTGCATTGGTTGGATCTGATAGTGCCATGAACCATTGTGTAGTCATCCAGAAAATATAACTATAACAAACCATCAACAATCGAGGGATCAACCTCAATGTATCCATAAACCCAGCAGTCGTATTATACCAAGACTTCTGTACTTCTTGAATATGTAAAAAGTCTTTTTTATCGACCTCGTATGTTTTTTCTGTTACGAGTACCTGTGTTTCTTTATCGTTATCGTCTGGCATTTTCTCTATTTTGTCTTTCCTGTTCTTCTTCTAACCACTGTGCTAATAATGTAAGGTACACCTCTCTTTCCCACGGCATCATATTTTCAATCTCTGTCAAACTATATTTGTGATGATGCATTAATGCAAAATTAGTTTTCATATAATTTTCAAGATTATTATGAGAAAGAGCTATACGAAAAAACTGTTTAGACCCTCCAATGTTACTTTATTCTGTTTCTTTGTTTTAGGATTCTTGAATTTAACCTCATGTTGCAATTTAGGCATAGTTTCAAAAAAATTCTGTACATCTTTAAAATGCTCAGTAGTTAGACTTTCTAGAAATGTATCAAGTTCTTTATCACTAAAATCTACTCGTTCATGTATAGTTTCTCCATCTATAATTTGTGAAATAGATTGTTTAATTAATTTAAAAACATATTTAGTTTCAGAATCTCCTTCCTTTAAACCTATAATATTAAATTGAGGATATTCCATTATTAAACTAATATCATCTGATAATGTTATGTTGTTTGTATGTTTATCTTGAAAATTTACTTGTACATCTTCTAAATTTACTTCTACCTCTGCATAAGTTTCTCCATCATCCTCACAAAGTAATTGTAATTTAGAAATTTCTCCTACTGATTTTGCTCGTATTCTTAGAAAGATATATTCTAAATCAAACAACGCTAGATTTTCTATATTTATTTTATCATAAGTACAGTTTGCAATGATCTGTCTAACAGCGGCTAACATTTCATTTTCATTATCTTGTTCCATAGCTAAAAGGAGTATTTTCTCCTCTTTAACTAGAAACGGTCTATAAGTTAATTTTTCCTTACTAGAAGGAATTTCCAATTCATAAGTTGGAACATTAATTGTTGGTAAAGTCATAATTATTTTTTCTCCATATTATAATTAATTGGCATTCAAGCCATAGGGTACCCACCGATAGTAGGCAAATTCTACGCTAACTCTTTGAAGGTCACTAGATTCTAATGACACATCTATTGCAGAAACTGTTTTGGGGAAAGCTTCTATTAATTTTACTCCGTAAGTCCGAAAATTACCCTCCATTTGCTCTACAGTTATATCTGCGACATATTTTTTATAATATGCCATATTAAATTCTGTACTAAAGATTTCTTTTTGCCAATCGTCAAAAAATACTCTTTCAGATAATAGTCTACTACAAAGAAACACTCCAGTAACAGTACCGTAATTAACACCAAAGGCGTGTTCTCTTATAGGTCCTACACGAATGTTATCGGTTGCTGTTTCTATGTTTAGTCCAGGCAAACTAAAAGATTCACACCGTATAGATAACTCTACAGGTGCTCCAGATTTAAAAAACTGTACTTGATAGCTATGTGCTCTAGCAACTCCGCTAGAATTAATTTGACTTATAAAGTTTTGTAAGGATGCTAGTGCCATTACATTACCATTCTCCGTGATTCAGCCCAAACTTGTCGGGCCGTTGCTTTTTTAAATTTCTGTACAGGCAACATTGCTGCTACTTCCATTTCCTCATCACTTATTTTTAAATATCTAGATCCTACATGAGAAGTTAAATATCTTTTTACACAGGGTTTAATTTGTTTAATTCTAGCTACTCTACTCCAACCAACGATACGACCTTCAGCAGTCCGAACTCGTAATTTTTCTAATAGTTTTAATCTTAAAGGTACAGATAGATAGTGAAAATTTACTCCTAAAAATCCATCCTTATATCTTTTAATAGGTATAACTAAAGGAAACACATCATAATAGGGTAGAGTTTGTTCATGTTTAGGACTATAAAAATATAAGTTCATTATTCCATAAGTCGGTTTAGTAGTATTAACTCTTCCCTGTCTAATGCTCCGTATCATTTGATTTTCTGACATAGCTATTCTTTGACCCCGCACGGGTACAACTTCTTTTACTTTATCACGATACCACTTCGCAGATAAATCTCTGCCCGCTGCTAGAGTGGTAATCTCTTTTAAATAGTCGTCTAAAGTTTTTGCCATTACATACTATTTATATGGATTGTTCAATCCTAGATCATTTTCAGTAAGTACTTTAAACTCCATACCTTTCTTTTCACAGTATATTGAAGCACAATCCCATTTGGCTTGATTTCTTCCCCATTCTCTAACAGCATACGCCCAGGCTTTAGTTTTTCTTTTAGGATTTTTCTTGGGAGGTTTTACTTGATTGAGAGGCTTTATCTCAACAACAAATTCTTTTATAGAATGATCTTGCTGTTTTACTTTAACATAGAAATCAGGAAAATACCGATGTATTCTTCCATCTAGTGGAGATTTATAAGGTATAGAAATTTCTTCACTACCCCATTGCAGGATATTTTCATTACGATCTAAATAAACCATAAAACGTCTTTCCCACATAGAACGATAAATTATATTTCGTGGGTTGCCTTTATATTTTTTAGGTTGTTCAGGATAAAATTTACCTTTGTATGTTTGCCTCTTCTTTTTCATATAAATACTTATATGGCTAGTTTAATATTTCCTCACGATTATGGTAAAGATGATACCACTACACCTATGATAGGTTTCGAGGCTCTAATGGTGTCTCCCGCAGCGACAGCTTCAGAATTAAAATCTATTAATACAGGAAATTGGGTTTGGTTACCAGTTCCTCCTGATGGCTTATCTACTCAATATCAACAGAATTGGGGAGAAGCTGCTGTCGGTGCCGGGAAGGCCATGGCGGGACAAGTTTTAAGTAAAATTTTGTCACCTACAACAGGAACAGAGGCGGCAGGAGGACAGGGGGATAAGCCCGTTGGAGCGGTACAAGTTGAGGGTGTGGAACAGTTGAAGGATGTGGGTGGACAACTCGCAAAAAAGTTTCTTGGAACGGAAGGTATAACAGGAAGAATAATGGAACAAGCTTTTATATCATATTCTGGTCCAGGTTACAGACAACATTCTTTTAGTTTTTCA